TCGTTCACGGCGGCCAGGGCCTCGGCCCACTTCGCCTCGGGCAGCTCCTTGAACGTCTTCACGCCCATGCTGGCGGCCACTGCAGCGGCCGACTCGCGGGACTTACCGGCCAGGGCGAACACTGCTTTCTGCAGGGTGGGATAGTCGACGGCCGCGCTCGAGGAGGCAGCGGGTGCAGGTGCTGGAGCCGGTGCGGAAGGTGCCGCAGCAGGGGCTGGCGCTGGTGCCTTCTCGGCCTTCGGGGGCTTTGGGGCCTTGATCTCCTGGGCGGGGATGAACTCGCCGGAGTCGAGCGCGAGGCCGGGCTTCACGACCGGCGCCGGGGCGCTCACGGAGGTGAAGAACTGGACCAGGGCGGTCTGGTCGGGGAAGGAGAGGGTGACTTGAATCACGGGGATGCCTTTCGTGGTTGGTAAAGTGTAATTGTAGCGGATGCTACAGCTTGCGGGAAACTATTTGTGCTGCTACGTAGCGCTCGGCAGCGTGGCCGGGGGTGTAGCCACTCTCGTACAGGTGCACGGCATCGCGGCCTTGCACCGTGTGGCTGGGCAGCTGGCGCTGCACCAGGGCGCGGAAATGCTCGAGCCACTGGGCCTTGCGGATCGCGGCGCTGCTGCTGGGTTTCATCGGAACGTCACCCCGGTGGCCACCATCGCGGCCGCCTGCAGCAGCTCGGCGGTGGAGAACTTCTCGATGTCCGCCCCGGCGGTCTCGGCTACCAGGTTCAAGAAATACCTGGCTTGGTTCTTGGCGCTCTTGCGTCCAGCCTGGTCGGCCTGGCGCTTGCGCTCAGGGTCGGCGGCCAGGGCCGCCACCGCGAGGAGGGAGACCTTGGCGCTCATGCCGAGAACTCCGGGTGCAGCGTGTCGAGCGCTTTGCAAACAACCGCGAAGTGCAGCGCCTCGTCGTAGGCGGCGAACGCCGTGCGCGTGCCTTCGGGCGACAGTACGCACCACCGCAGAAACTCGCCACGCTGCTGGGCGTACAGCACGTAGGGGTAGATGCCCCCGGCGCTGTGCTTCTGGACCGACGAGCCGTCGGCCAGGTGGCCCTGGTAGGCGGCGCTCATGCTGCCACCTCTATTCGGCGGACCAAGTACCGGATGGCCCCGTATTCCAGGTCCTTCTTATCGGCGGCGCGGTGCGCGCGGCTCAGGGTTGAATAGGTGCCAACCACTGCGCGGGTTTGGCGGTCAATGACTTGGTATTTCATGCTGCGGCCTTCATGGGGGCGGCGAGGCGGGTGCCGTCGAGGTTGAGGAAGAACTCGGGGTTGAACTCACCCCAGGCGGCGGCCTTGGGGCCGATCAGCGCGCCCAGGTTGCTGGTGGGCTCGTAGATCGCGATGCAGTCCTGACCGAGGACGTTGGCCAGGGCGAACACGCGGTCGTCGACCGGGAGGAAGGCGCTGAAACTGTTGGTGACTTCGGCGACGACCGTGATCTCGGTGTCGCTGTGGTGGATGTTGTAGGCCTGGAGGTCGAAGCCGTGGGCGGAGAGTTCGCGGAGGACGGTGCCGGTGCCGATGTTGCTGTTGCCGGTGCGGGCGAGGCCGATGTTGAGGATCATTGCATGGGTCTTTCTCTACGTTGCGGGTTGATGGAAACGGAACACACTGATCTGCCCGTGGGCAGATCGCTGTGATCAGGCTGCGATCCCGTTGTTGCGGAGAATCTCGCGGCGGGCGTACATGCTTTTCTCTGCGGCGGCGCGACGCAGGGCAGCGGCTTCGCGCATGTTGCGGCTGAAGGACTCAAAGTCCCCGACGAGAATCCAAGCACGCTGGCTTTCGTTGGCGTGAGCCTCGGTACGTTCAGCCATCTTGATAAGGGCGGCGGCTGCGACGGTGGGTTTGGCCATGTTGTTTGCTCCGGTTAATTTGTTGCGATGATGCATTGTAGCAGATGCTAAACCCAACACGCAAATAAAACCCGACTAAAAAGCCGGGTCTTTAGAAAATCGGGGGGTGCGCTAGTCGAGCACCAACATCACCACCGCCAACGCGCTCAACCAAAAACACCCAACCCCGGCGACCCACCACAGGCGGGTGAGCTGGCGGCGGATGTCGTTGAGGGGGTCATCGCAGATGCCGCCGTGCTCTACCAGATACGCGATCCGCTGTTTCAACTGCTCGTCGTTCATTTCTTTGTCAACCTCACTAGCCGTAGGATGTAGGGTTCGTCGACCCGGCCGGTGAGCTTGGTGTGCTCATAGGCAAGGCTGACCAGACTTGCATAGGTGTCGGGGTCCGGTCTGATACTTGCGTCACGGATTGCAGCGGCCACCGCCCGCACGCACTCCCCAAGCGCTGCGTCGTCGATCTGGCGCCCGTGCCCGTTGTGGTCCTGGTCGAGCCAGTTCGACGGCAACCCGAGCTTGGTTTCGATCTCGCGCGCGACCTTCTCCGACACCTCGCGGGAGGGGTGGGGGCCGACCAGCTGGGCCAGGTAGGACCCGTTGGAGTGGCCGAGCTTTTTCGACAGCGAGGTGGGCCCACCCCACTCGTTCATGAGTTTGCGCAGGTTTTCGCGCCGGATGTGATAGACGGACTTCATGGCCGGGTAGGGTAGCAAGGCTTACCCTATTGCTGCAAGACCTTTACAGCCTGCTAAAATCCGCCCTATGAAAACCATCACACCAATGCGCGCCTGGATGGCCGCTGCCACGGTGGAGGAGCAGGAAGCGCTCGCCCACCGCGTCAACACCACCCGCGGCAACTTGTACCAGTACGCCGGCGGCCACCGCGACGCGAGCGCGGCCCGCGCCGGTGCGATCGAGGCTGCCACCGCCGAGATGCACCGCCTCTCCAAGGGGCGGCTGCCGAAGGTCTACCGCACCGACCTGTGCGACGCCTGCCGGTCCTGCCAGTACGCCGCCAAGTGCCTGGGCTCCCGCGCCGTGGTCAGTGACTTCCCGATCGTCGACACCCGCCAGCTGGAGCTCGCGCTGTGACCGACTTCCAGTTGGTGGTGGTGGTCCTGCTGTGCTGGGTCAGCTTCATCCTGGGGTTCTTCACGGCCGCCCTGATGGCGGCGGCCCGGGACAACTAGACCGCGGGGCTTTACGGTCTGCTACAGTTGGGGGGCCAACCAATTTAATCGTGTGCCCCTAGGTGGGGGCTGGGACCTGTACACGCAGGGAGGTTGGCGCTTCGCCCAGCCTCCACCTAGGTGCCTTCAGAAAGCGCCAAATGACTTCGACAATTATCCCAGCAGCCCCCGGCATTCGTGCGATCAGTGAGGACGGGCCAGAGCCTGTTATCGCCTGGGCTATCTCTTACGCCCCTGACACCCTGGAATGCGTCGTCACTCCTATCGGGGTTTACGGCGCTATTGTTGCCGTCGTCGCCTACAAGATTGACGGTCGCTCAGTGATCGTCGGATGAGCGCCGACCCACGCCTGATAGAGGCCCTCGAGCCTCTGGTGCGAAGGGTACGCACCGACGTAACGGCGAAGAAGGACGCGGGCCGCATGAGCTGGACCCGCGAGCCACTCACCGACCAGCGCCTGGCCAAGCACCTGAACGGGGGCCCGGCACGCGGGGTGTGCCCGATCAAGGCCGGCGAGTCGGTCACGATGGTGGGCCTGCTCGATCTCGACAGCCACAAGGGCGAGAGCTCGTGGGAGCAGATGGCCGAGGCCGCGCTGCGGGTGGTGGCCGAGCTCGAGTTGCGCTACCTGGCACCGATCGCGTTTCGCTCCAGTGGCGGGCGCGGCATCCACGTCTATGTGCTGTGGGACGAGCCCCAGGACGCCTACAGCGTGCGCTGTGAGCTGGCGGACGCCATCGGGGCGCTGGGCTTCACCAACGGCACCGGCGGCGTGAGCCACGGCGAGATCGAGGTGTTCCCCAAGCAGAACAGCGTGCCTGCCGATGGGTTCGGCAACCAGTTCATTCTGCCCCTGGCCGGCAACAGCGAGCCACTGAGCCTGTTCGACATGGAGCCGGTCGGCAAGGACGCCGCCGTGGGCATGCACTGGCCCAGCAGCGCGCCCGTGCCCAAGCGCGAAGCGCCGGTGCGCAACAACGCAAGCACGATGCAGATCAGCGACCTCGGCATGCTCGAGCGGGCGCTGTTTGCAATCCCCAATGATGGCGCAGTGGGACCTGATCGTGACGAGTGGTTCCGGCTGATGTGCGCCTTCAAAGAGGGCGGCGGCGACACCGAGGTGGCGCGCGCCTGGACTGCGCAGCACCCGTCCTACACCGACGCAGGGTTCGATGGCCCCTGGGCCTCGATCAAGGTGGGCCACGAGAACGGTACCCCGGTGGACTACCTGTTCAGGGCGGCCCAGGGGCATGGGTTCCACGAGCACGTCATCGCCGAGTTCCCGGTCGAGGCCGCCCCCGTGGCGGTGCCTGAGCCTGAGCCGTGGCCGGTGTTCACGCGCGACAGCAAGGGCAAGATCGAACCCTCCATCACCAACGCGGTGCAGGCGCTGCGTCGGGCGGATGTGTGCGACGCGCGCATTGCCTACGATGAGTTCAAGGACGCCACCCTGGTGGCCTGGGGTGAGGACAAGGGCTGGCGCGCGCTGCGCGATACCGACTACACCCGCCTGCGGGTGGTGCTCGAGCGCCGGGGGTTCAAGAACCCGGGGCGTGAGCTGGTGCGCGACGCCGCCATGCAGGTGTCGGAGGAGAACAAGTTCGACAGCGCGATCCAGTGGGCCGAGTCGATCGCCTGGGACGGGGTGGCGCGGGTCGATGGGTTCCTGGCCCGCTACATGGGGGTGGAGAGTGGCCCCTACGCCCGCAGCGTGAGCCGCTACACCTGGACGGCCCTTGCTGCCAGGTTGCTGGAGCCGGGGGCCAAGTGCGACATGGTGCCGGTGTTGGTGGGCGGGCAGGGCACCGGCAAGTCGACCGGCGTGATGGCGATGGCGCCGGACCCGGACGCCTACGTCGAGGTCAACCTCGAGCACCGCGACGACAACCTGGCCCGCTCGCTGCGGGGCAAGCTGGTGGGGGAGCTTGGCGAGCTGCGGGGCCTGATGACCAAGGACGCCGAGGCCATCAAGGCTTGGATCACCCGCACGCACGAGGAGTGGATTCCGAAGTACGTGGAATTCTCTACCAAGTTCCCGCGGCGGCTGCTGTTCATCGGCACCACCAACAGCGATGAGTTCCTGGCCGATGACACCGGCGAGCGACGGTGGTTGCCGGTCGATGTGGGGGATGTGGACGTCGCCGCCATCGAGCGCGATCGCGATCAGCTGTGGGCGGAGGCGATCGTGCTGTTCAGGCGGGAGGGGGTGCAGTGGCACGAGGCGCTGACCTTGGGGGCCACCACCCACGACCGCTACAAGATCAGCGACCCCTGGCAGCCAGCGATTGAGAACTGGCTGCAGCAGGATGAGATGGACAGCGTCGGGGGCGCACCGCGCTGTCTCGCGCCGTTCAAGTTGGAGAACCTGCTGCAGGGGGCACTGGGCCTGGACGCACGCGATCTAGGCATGCGGGAGCAGAAACGGGCCGCGAGCGTGCTCAAGCGGCTGGGGTTTGCGAAGCGCCGTGCGACCCGTGCAGAGGGCGGCAAGCACATCTGGGAGCGTGCAGAAAATTGCACGCTCGACAATCTTGCGTAGCGCGTGCACATCGCGGAGCGGGTGCGACCCGTGGGAGGGGTCGCAGGCTTGGGTAGGGGTCACGCATTTTCCCTCTGAAATGTACCCTGCGACCCCTGTGTACCCTTCTTCTTCTACTACTACTACAGAAGAGAGAGGGGGTAGTAGAGGGACGCGTGGGGGCCTTTATGGGATTTACGGGTCTTGGGGGACGCAAGGGTCGCAAGGGTACACGGGGCAATCCGCAAAGGTTTGCGGACTGGCGAATCCGCAATGAAACGTGCGCTGGCTTACAACGAGGTTGGCTGCCGGATCGGCGAGACCCACCATCGGGCGAAACTCACGGACGCGGACATCGAGCAGATCATGGCGCTGCGTGACCTGGGCCTGAGCTACCGCGAGATCGCGCTCAAGTTCGATGACATCCCTGGCGGGATCGCGAAGTCGACGGTGCGCGACATCATCAAGTGCCGCATCCGTGCGCAGGTGGCGACGAGCTACAAGCGGTGCGGTTAGCGCGGAGCAAAACGGAGAGGATAAGTCCATGGGCAAACCGATCTACACACCCGAACTGGCCGACAGCGTGCTAGAGGCACTGGCACGCACTGGGTCGCTTCGTGCGGTGTGCAAGGAGGTGGGCATCAGTCGTGACACGGTGGTGCGCTGGGTACTTGATGACATCAACGGCTTTGCTAGCGCATACGCGCACGCGAAAGACGTGGGCATCGACAACCTGGTCGACGAGACCCTCGAGATCAGCGACGCAGCCCCACCCTTGACGCCCATCGGCGTGACCGACAGCGGGGCCGTGGCGCACGCCAAGGTGCGCATCGAGACCCGGCGCTGGCTGGCCGAACGCATGGCGCCCAAGCGCTACGGCCTGAAGCAGGGCCTCGACATGACCAACAGCGACGGCAGCCTCGCGATCGATGACGCCACCCGCAGCGCGCGGCTGGCGCAGATACTGGCCACGGCCCAGGCTCGCAAGGTCGAGGACGAGAACAGCGACCTCGCATGACCGCCGATGAGATCGCCGAGCTCGAGCGCTACCTGACCCCGGCCGAGCGCGCCGAGCTCACCGCCCTGGTGGCGGCCGACATCAAGCAGGTGATCTGGCGCCCGTTGCCAGGGCCCCAGAGCATGGCCTACGAGAGCGAGGCTGACGTGATTGGCTATGGGGGTGCAGCCGGTGGCGGCAAGACCGACCTGGCCTGTGGCAAGGCCCTCACGCAGCATCGGCGCATCGCGATCTTCCGACGTGAGGCGACCCAGCTCACCGGCATCGTCGACCGACTCACCGAGATGCTGGGCTCACGCGATGGCTACAACGGCGCCGAGCGCATCTGGCGCGGGGCAGGACCGAACGGGGTGCAGATCGAGTTCGGCTCGGTGCCCAACTTAGGCGATGAGGCCAAGCACCAGGGGCGACCGAAGGACCTGCTGGTGCTGGATGAGGCCGCCAACTTCCTCGAGCAGCAGGTGCGGTTCCTGATGGGGTGGGTGCGTACCACGATCGCGGGCCAGCGCTGCCAGACGCTCATGACGTTCAACCCACCGACCAGCGCCGAGGGCCGCTGGATCATTGCCTACTTCGCACCCTGGCTCGACAAG